CAGCAAGTCAGAAACATTCTGTGTATCATACAGACGTTTGCTGTTTTCAAACAGCCGTGTAACAACCACAGGATAATCCTCGTAGCCGTTCATCAGCTCAAATTTTGCATAAGCAGGCACATTCTGCGCCTCTTTCTTGCGGTCTAGGTCACGATGGAATACGGTGCAGTAGATACCTTCGGAGTTGTCTTCTTTGTCAATCAACCGTTGGTAGCCATACACCACTTCAATGAGTTCATTGGCCTCATAAATCTGTGTGGTGAAGCCATAGTTACGGCGGCCATTAAGTTCTGTCTCAATCGCGTTCACTTTAATCCCGCGATAATGCTCAATGACGTAATCTACCCATTCTTTATCCCAGCCCTCTGTGCCAACCTTGTTCTGCAACTCTTGGGCCGTGTAGTAGGTGCGCCAGAAACAATAAGGCGAACGCTGTGGGTCTGTAACGTAGGACGGAAAGAAGAAGTCCCCGTCAGGGCTAAGAGTTTTGACTAGAGGACAGTCAATCTGGCGGCGTACAACAGGAATCTCAGCAACACCTTTCTTGCGGAGTTCATTTAATGCACGCTTGGCACGTTTATCAGACACTTGAGGGTAGACAGAGCGCAGCATCTCAATGAGCTGGTCATCAGCGGTTCCCTCTAGCACAGCTTTGGCTAGATTTGGGTCGGCTTGAGCTAGTTGCGCTAAGTCTAATTTTTGCAAGTAGGTGCTGTTCTCACGCTGCCAGCCTACATAGGTGATGAGAACGCCACGCTCCAACAAATAGTTGGCGGCCAGTTCCATCTCTTTCTTAAAACGAGGAATGTAAGAGGACACCATCCACTTCAGGAAGCTGCTTACAATCTTGGCGCGGCCAATGTCACCAATCTCTACAGGATAGGCGCGAATGTTTGCGCGAGACATGGACGAGATAAACATAGCAACATACGCATTGATACGCTCGTCAATAACGTGGGCCTCTGTGTCAGCAGCACCTTCCCAAGGAAACGCATCAGCCCCATGCTTGCGTAGGTCGCGGCTTTTTCCCGGCCAATAATTACGGCGGTCATCATAGCTACTACGGCAAGTGTCAAAGAAGCTACTCAGTTCATTAACGGTTTGCTCATACGCACCACGCAGCACTGTGATGTCTGGCTCTTTGCTTGCGTATGTCAGGGCTTCTTGTTTGTCGTTATTATCCATTTAATTGTCGGGTTCTAATGTCGGAAAGAATTGTGTGCGAATACCCTTTATACACCCCTATTTTATCCGCGAGCGAACCCGGAGGGATAGGGCGAGGGTCAGCAGTGAGTAGTTTACAAAGCACCTCAAAACCAAGGAGCCTATCTACCTGCTCTGCAATCCAGTCGGGATTATTAGTTATATCCCGTGAGGAGCGCATGGCGGTAGGTTGTCCCAGTGGCATCAGTGATAGCGTGAATTGGAATACGCTTATTAAGCAGTTTACCACGCAAGCGGCGTGGGATTGCTACAGGCTTCTTGCCGCCAATTCCCACAATCTCACAATACACCCAATTAGGATTCTTGGCATTAGATAACACCATGCCTATAAATTGATTTGGCACAGCCAGCGGGATTTCAATGGCTAGACGAATCTTGGCAATGCCAGCCTCGTTGAACCATGTATTCTTACCAACACCCTTGTAATCTGTGGCGTCGAGCTTATTGGTCTTCAATAGCATCAACTCATTAACAGATACATTTAATTCAGTAGCCAAGTCTGTAATACGAATAGCACTCATTTAATAGCCTCCTTTAATTTTTTGAACATCATACTTATTTTCCTTAACAAATTGGATACCGTCAATGGCTGCATACCTCGCGCAGTCGACGGGGTCTTTGTGAGCTTCGTCTGGGCCACCTTCAGCCGTGTATTCTTGGAACGCTTGGATAATGTTTTGACAACGGTTGGAGACATAAAGGTGTGGGCGATTAACGCCGTCGATAGGCATCTTACGGTTATAGGCCATTTTGCTTTGAAGGGCTTGGATACCGTCCTCAATGTCAAGTCCGGGCGCAGGCACAAAGGTAAGGCCAGCCATAGACAAGTCCTCGATGATAGACGAAGCCCCATCCTGCCCCTGATACTTGGCCGCACCTAAACGTGGGTCAATCAGCCGCTCAAAGATGTTTTCCTTACCATCTGATTCTAAAGTAGTTATAAGGTTTACATAGTCCTTAATACCATAGCCTAGCCCCTTGCTGCCTTCGCCTCCTATCCACTTGCCACCGTGCCACTTAGCCCAATCTCCCACAGCAACGTCAGGCCACTCCCGATAGATGTAATACGTCTCTGTTTCGTCTACGGCTATCCAGCACATAAACCAATTCTTTCGGCCAGCGGGGTCTAGCACCATGTATCTAGTGACGTTTGTTCTAGGAATTTTTTCGTGGGCAATGACATTTACATCCGTACTAAAATTAGGAAACTGACAGCTAAAGCTCTTAGTAGGAATACCATACGCACGGCATAAGATTTCTTCCTCTGGCCTATTAGCTAAGTCTTTGGCAATACGGTCATAGCCGCCAAAGGGATTGTCCTTGGTATGGAAGTAGATGACGGCGGCATTACGATTCTTGGAATGTTGAATAGTGCTAACCATCCGTCCACCAAGGAGTTCCGCTGGCTTGCTCTCTACCGTTGTGGCCCCACCAATGTAATCGCGCACTACCTCCGTATATCCATCAATCGGCGTAAACGTCACAATCATTTTAGCATTGCGGGTAGCCAAACGAAACCTAAGCGTGTTAAGTAGGTCTGGCCCAATGAGATACTCGTCGCACCATGCCCCAATATTAACTACCTTAGCATCCCTACACCCCAGCTCCGCACCTTCCAAGATAGTGTCGTTGTTCAAATACTGGGCATATGTCTTAAAAATTATTTGGGAAAGACTGTTAGGCAGAATCAGGCTCCCTTTGCTGAAGCCGTTCTTTCTGGTGTAGCTGACATTCTCCTCTGCCCCCAGCATCTTCTTCCTATATTCTTCTGGCAGAGCATCATAGATGGCACTCTGCTGTTGACGGATGGATACGTCTGCGTTCTGGCTGAAGCACATGATGACGCTGCCGTGATTCTCAATCGCCGCCTGCACCACAGCCCTAGCCGCATAACTTGTTTTACCAGAACGATTACCGCCGCTAATTAGTATCTCTGTGAACTTGGCAAGCTGTTGGTCAGCCTGTTTCCAATGAGGCAGGACAAAGCCATACCGATAGCTGTCCCGCTCGCTGTTAGCAATAGAGGAATGATATATCTCCCACAGCTCCAGCAACTTGCTAGGCTCCATCTGTCCAAGCTCCGCATCTGTTGGCGGCTGAAGGACAGCGTGTTTCTTCCAAACAAGACTCATGCGGCGTTATCCGGCGGCAACACAAAGCTCTCCACAGGAATAGCATCCTTAACCAACGAAGCCCTAGCAGCATTGATTGCGGCAATAGCATCTTCTAGGGAAGGCTTACCAGACCTATGTTCCACTACCACCTTGGCCTCGCCCAAGCTCTGTAACGCTTTATCCATTGCAATACCATACGGCAGCACTAGGTCACGGATGTTCACCTTCTTCATAGCCTCCTCATCATTCGCTAACATCTCAGCCTTCTGAGCAATAAGCAGCCGCATCTTCTCCGCTATCTCAAACCCATCTGCCGCAAGCTGTTGTCTACGAACGTCCATAGCCACTTCATTGCGCGCCTTCAAACTACTAATGGCATTAAAGGACAATCCCGTCTCTTTGCGTATCTCCTCAAACGTCCACCCCTGACATAGCCTCTCTAACGCCAACACAGCCTCTTTAGGGCGTTTTGATTCTGTAAGCGCACCATTACCCCCATGTGCCGCCACACTCGCCGCTATTACAGGTAGAACGTATTCCTTATCCATTGCCTAACCCTATCCCCATCAAACATCTATGTCAAGCCTTTTGCGGCACCCATACCACCTATAAGGAGTGTTCTATGTTTATACCCTAAGAGTAGTACTATAGTACTATCCTCCTATCTAGTCATCTGTTTCCTAGCCCCACGAAGTTGATGTGTCTCACAGGCAGGCAGGCAGGAGTGCCGAAGGACACATATTGCAATTTTTTTTAAGGGGCAGTGGATGAATCCCAATCACCTCCGTCCGCCGACTAGCCAACCCCCTCCCCCCCTGTGGTATTGCAATGTCTTGGCAATAGGTAATCAGCTATTGCTGACACTCTGTCTCAATAGTCTAACGCAAACAGCTTGCGGCAAGTCTAATTAGAATCATTCTAAATAGGAAAACCGATACCTAGGTATAGGCAAATAACAAATCGCCTAGAATTGGCTGCAATCGGTGGCTAATAGCTTATGCAACTCTTTAACTTTAGGGGCGGGCGTGAGTTTGCAGCTAGGGGGGCAAAGGGGTTCCCGTAGCTTGCCCTAACCATTGCCCTGACTACTGACCACCACTTGCGCGGCCCAGGGGCCGCTAGCTTGCTCCCAGTAGCTTGTGTCTTGGGATAGGCTTTTCTCTCTCCCTTGGTTTGGATGCCGCCGAAAAAATTTTCACTCTTTGTTAAAATAGTTATTGCAATCTGTAATTAGTGGCCCCATATTCTACACATCGAAGGGAATTCCCCTGAGAGAAACAAATAAAAACCATCCCATGAATATCATTCAATTCGTTTTCCCAAAACAAAGCTACGCCAAAGAATTGGCGGGCGTGCGCTCTTATCGTTTTCACTATCACGTTGCAACCCTCGGTCATAATCCCACATGGTCACAGATGCGCGACTTTTGGCAGATGTCCGATATGTGGGCGCGGTCATATCTTTCCAACCATTAAAATTCAACCAACATAAAAACATGACAAAGCAAAATGAAATGGAAATTCTCGCGGCAACCGTTGCCGCCCTTGGCAGAGATTCTTACTCTGCAACTTGGCTGGCGGACCAGCTTCCCGCAATTAAGCACGCTATTGATTCAGATTATCCGCCTGAGGTTCGCGCAATGGGATTTGCTGAATCTCTTTCCGCATCTCTTAAGATGCGCGAAGACGCAAAAGCAGATGCGGAAAAGATTATTGCCAACGCTAAGGCGGAAGCTAATGCAATAATCGATAGAGCGGTACAAGGCTCGTGGGATATTAAGAATCGCGCCCTTAGGCAAATGACCGCATTCTGCAACCAATAGGCAACCAAAGCCCGCCACAAGCCCGCTCCCTTTAGCTAGGGGCGGGCTTTCCCGGTGCAACAGTAACCATCAAATAAATAAATCCAATGTATCAGACCATTAATCAGTCAAATTTCGTTTCGGCGTTCAAACAAAGTGAGCGCAAGAATCAGTTCAGCTATGCGGCCTTGTGTGCTATTTTTGACCATATAACAGAGATTGAAGAATCAGACGGTAACGATATCGAATTTGACCTTGTGTCCATTTGCTGCGACTGGTGCGAATATTCTTCAGCGCAAGAGGCCGCGCAAGCTTACGGATGGAAACCCGACAATCACATTGAAGGAGATGGAAACGAATGTGACGGTGAGGCCATGCAGTTTCTTAACGATTCAACGCAAGTGATTGAATTGAAGGGCGGGGCCGTAGTTATTTACAACTTTTAACCCATACAAATCAAATGAGCATTACAAAACTATATAACGGCGGCATCTCAATTTCAACCATGCATAATGGTTATAGAGTGCAGATGACTTATTTCGGCTACTCTATAAGAGAAGCCCGGAGATTGTTTTCCCAATCGCTTAAAAGTTAAGCAACCCTCAACACTCAGCCCCTTGCCCCGTTTGCCTTAGCTGGCAACGGGGTTTCGGGCTGAACCGAGCGCACTTGCTCGGCTTAATTAAACCCATATAGATAAAATGAAATTGTCAAAAGATTGCTTAGTAGAAAAGATTTGCTCAAAAGACGCAACACGGTTTGCCATAAACGCGCCTTTTTTAGACATTACTGACGGCAAGGCTAATCTAATTAGCACTAACGGGCGGGCCATTGTAGTCATTCCTGTTGAAGTGGCCCCCGAAGATACGGCGGGATATATCCCCATTGACGGTCTAAAAGCGGCCCGTAAAGCCACTAGAGGGAAGGGCGGCGAAATTGACGCAAAGGCTAACGGGGCATTTATGCTTAA